TAAACACCCATTATTTACAGACTTTTGTAAATACCATTACGAGCCATAAACTACGGAGGATAACTATGACATCGAAATTTGAACAATTGATCGAATACGTGATCAATGACGAAGAGCAAAAAGCTCGCGAACTATTCCACGACATCGTTGTAGAAAAAAGCCGCGAAATCTATGAAAACCTCATGCAAGAAGAAGCTGAGGAAGAAGTCGAAGAGTCCAAGGATGAAGCCAAGGACGAAGAAGAACTTGACGAAGGCATGGGCGACATGGATGAAACCATGGGCGGCGATGCAGCCGAACAAATGATGGACGAAGTTGAAGTCGAAGAAGAAGGCATGATGGAAGAAGAACCTGCTGACATGCCCGGTGAAGAGTCTGAAGATCTAGAAGACCGTGTGGTTGATCTAGAAGACAAGCTAGACGAACTTATGGCCGAATTTGAAGCCATGATGGGCGGCGAAGCTGACGCTGACATGGGCGTTGAAGGTGGTGACGAGCTAGAAATGGACGACACCGAAGAATTCAGCGATGCTGGCGACGGTGAAGAAGTAGCAGGCGAAGAAGAATTTGAACTAGCCGAAGGCATTGATCTTAAAGCTGCTCCAAAACCCACAACTTCTGAAGAAGGTTCAGTAAACAAAAAGGGCGTAGTTGCTGCTAATAGCGGCGCTAAAGGCGCAGTTGCCAAGCCTGTTTCTACAGCCGCAGGCGAAGAAAAAGGTCGTTCAGCCCCCACAGCCAAAGATGTTGGTGTAACCCCAACACAAGACGCTGGCAGCCGGGCATTTAAAACCGCGGCACCAAAACCAGTTACCACACAGGAAGCTGGCGTAAATGCTCGCACACCTTTTCCTAAAGGTTAAACCGAAGATATGGCTCAGTATCTAAAGGAACATCTCAGCTTCACTCAAGCCCAGTGTCAATTGGTGCTTGAGGATGCTGTGGATGGTTCTGGTAAACGGCTCTATGGTCTGCAGGGCATCTTCATTGAAGGTGACAAACGCAATGCCAATGAGCGCATTTACCCTGGCCACGAAATACGTCGTGCTGTTGACACTATCAATGCACAGATTGCCGAAGGCCATAGTGTATTAGGCGAAGTTGACCATCCAGATGATTTAAAAATTAACCTGGATCGCGTGAGCCACATGATTGACAAAATGTGGTACGAAGGTTCAACCGGATACGGTAAACTCAAGATATTGCCCACTCCAATGGGACAGTTGGTTAAAACTCTATTGGACAGTGATGTAAAACTTGGTGTTTCCAGTCGTGGATCAGGAAACGTCGACGACAGAACAGGACATGTCAGTGACTTTGAAATAGTCACTGTTGATGTAGTTGCCCAACCCAGCGCACCCAATGCTTACCCAACAGCTATCTATGAAGGACTCATGAACATGAAGTACGGACATAGACTGCTTGAAGTGGCTAGAGAAGCCGGGCAGGACAACAAGGTACAGAGATATTTGAAGGGCGAAGTTGTCAAGCTCATCAAAGATCTCAAGATCTAAGGAGAAATTGATGCTAGACGCAATCAAACCATTACTAGATAGCGACTTGATCAACGAGGAAACTCGTCGAGAGATCAATGAAGCTTGGGAAACCAAGTTGAATGAAGCTCGTGAGCAAGCCCGTGTAGAACTACGTGAAGAGTTTGCACAACGCTATGAACATGACAAACAAGTGATGGTGGAAGCCCTTGATCGAATGGTAACAGAAGGTCTTAGCGCAGAGATTCAATCGGTTGCTGCTGAAAAAGCACAGCTGGCTGAAGACCGCGTCCGGTTCCAGCAAAAGATGACCGAGTCGGCCACAAAGTTTAACAACTTTTTGGTCACCAAGTTAGCTGAGGAACTAGGCGAACTGCGCCGGGATCGCAAGACACACAATGAAGGCCTCGAAAAGCTCGAAGGATTTGTTGTACACGCTCTTGCACGCGAGATTCGTGAATTTGCCGAAGACAAACAAGACTTGGTTAACACCAAAGTCAAGTTGGTCGCCGAAGCTCGTGGAAAACTGGAAAGTCTCAAAGCACGTTTTGTCAAAGAAAGTGCTGCCAAGATGACCCAGGCTGTTAGCAAGCATTTGAAGGCTGAACTTAGTCAACTACAAGAAGACATTAAAGTTGCTCGTGAGAACAATTTTGGTCGTCGCATTTTTGAAGCTTACGCTGCAGAATTTGGTGCTACTCATCTCAATGAGAAAGCCGAAGTTCGTAAATTGCATGACGTTATTGCTGCAAAAGATCGCAAACTTGACGAAGCCATCAAACTGTCAACTCGTGCTAAAACACTAGTTGAAAGTAAAGAACGTGAGTTGCGTATGATTCGTGAGTCCAATGAGCGTGAAAACACTCTTGGCGAACTGTTACGTCCCTTAAATCAGGAAAAACAAGAAATCATGCGTAATTTACTTGAAAGCGTACAAACACCACGTTTGAAAAACGCTTTTGAAAAGTATCTACCAGCTGTACTAGAAAATCGCACTGCAAAAGCCTCTAAAGTAATTGCAGAGTCGAAAACCGAAGTCACTGGCGATAAAACTGCCGCCCGCGTCCAGGATGAAGATACACAAGGCAAGAGCAATGTGTTCGAACTCAAACGCCTGGCAGGGATTTAAACAGAAACAAAAAGGAGACTTAAATGTCACAAGAACTACTTGAAAGTCGCTGGGACGAAACCAAAGAAGCCCTTATGGAAGGCCTAAGTGGTACCAAGCGCAACTCAATGAGTGTTATCCTTGAAAACACTCGTCGGTATTTGAAAGAGAACGCAAGTTCTGGTTCAACTGCCAGCGGCAACATCGCCACACTTAACCGCGTGATTCTTCCAGTGATTCGCCGGGTTATGCCCACCGTTATCGCTAACGAGTTGGTTGGCGTTCAGCCCATGACAGGCCCCGTTGGTCAAATCCACACTCTGCGTGTACGCTACGCTCAGAGCTTGACTGACAACTCAGCTGCTCAGACCAGTGTAACAGCCGGTCAAGAAGCATTGAGCCCATTTACCATTGCTCAGGCTTATTCTACTGTTCCCCAGAACACTGCTACTGCTACTGCCTACACCGGCGGTAACACAGCAGTAATGGAAGGTACAGGCGGTAAGCAGATCAGTATTCAGATTCTGAAACAGGCTGTTGAAGCCAAAACACGTAAGCTACAAGCTCGTTGGACATTTGAATCAGCTCAAGACGCTCAAGCCATGCACGGTATTGACGTTGAGGCTGAGATCATGGCTGCTCTAGCACAAGAGATCACAGCTGAGATTGATCAAGAGATCCTCTTGAGCCTGCGCACTCTAGCTGCCACTGAGTACACCTACAACCAAGCTACCGTATCCGGTACAGCCACATTCGTTGGTGACGAACACGCTGCTCTAGCTGTTCTAATCAACCGTGTTGCTAACCTGATCGCCCAACGTACACGTCGTGGCGCCGGTAACTGGGCTGTGGTTTCCAGTGCTGCTCTAACAGTACTACAAAGTGCTACAACTTCTGCTTTTGCTCGCACAACAGAAGGCACATTCGAAGCCCCCACAAACACCAAGTTTGTTGGCACATTGAATGGCGCTATGCGTGTGTTTGTTGACAGCTACGCTGCTGACACAACACCTGTACTAGTTGGCTACAAAGGCTCTAGTGAGGCTGATGCTCCTGCATTCTATTGCCCCTATATCCCCTTGATGAGTTCTGGTGTTGTTCTTGATCCAACAACATTTGAGCCAGTGGTCAGCTTCATGACGAGGTATGGTTACATAGAATTGACCAACACTGCCTCTTCGTTCGGCAATGCTGCCGACTATCTTGGAGAGATAGCCGTATCCAATCTATCATTTAGTTGAGATTGGTTATGTACTTGTGTTAAACAAGTATACAAG